TCCATTAGCAGCAGTGTTCTGCCCCTGCACCCCAGCGAAATCACCAAGGCCAGAAACTCCCGTGGTCTCGCTATTACCCTCTACACCGGCAGTTGGTCCCCAAAACCTACCGCCATGGCGAAATCCAAATGCAGAGATACCACGTAATGGACTGCCACCCACTGTGTAGTTATCTGGATCACCGAAAACACCTACGGAATAATCCTGAGCACCAAAATCACGGAATCCGATTGAAGCGATTTCATTATCATCTGCATCATAAAAGTGCGCCTCATTATCTACAGTAGACACTTCAAACCGCTTACCACTAGCGGCAGTGCGAAGAGTGGAGCCGGTGATCGTACCAGCGGTGATCTTGTTGGCAGTCAATGAAGAGATTTTTGCATCAGTGATAGCAGAATCTTGCACCTTGTCAGTAACAACAGCATCAGTAGCTATGTCATCAGCCACGACCTGTAGAGTAACCGTGTCCTTGGTAGTTGACCCGAAATCAACGTCAGCAGCACCAGACCCAAATTCATCATATGCTGCAACACCAACACGGTAAATAGTGTTTGGCAATAATGCATTATTATTAGAATCTGTATCTATAACGATAAACTCTTGCCATGGCCCTTTATAAAAAACATCAGCAGGATATGCAGGGTCACCAGCAGTCGATGCTATAATGATCACACCATCCAAATCATTATCAACAGGCTCAGATGGAATATTGACTGTAAATTTATTGATTCCACCTTCTACTGACCATATGCCAGAGCTAATCTCTACAGGTTTTGGGTTACTTACTGCCATCTCATTGACCTCCGAGGATTGCCGGTTTGCTTGTTTCAAATAATCCATTCCTGCTCGCGGAATAAACTTTGAAAACAAGATCTCTATGGGGGCCAGAGGCAGTCTCAAGATTTTTCTCATAAGTGAAAGTATAGCTTTCATTTGAAGCATTCTCCTTATGTATTAAGTTTTCTGCTGAGTCATAAACCTCAACTATATAGAATATCTCAGCATCTTTATTGCCATCAGCACCATTATACTCTTCGTTGTTAATCTCTACTGCTTTTGTTAGGCTAACTGGTTGCCAAATAATCTTGCAATCCTTCCCAGACCATTGCTCGCTATTGTTGCCAATATCTGACAATGTCTCTTCTGGCGCAAGAGATAGATGTGTTGGAGCAGGAAGTTGTGTTGCACCTGTCAGTATATTGAATTTGACTCTATCTGACAGCCTTCCCTTATTACTCTTGCAATACAGTGTAACATCCACACTACCCCTAGATATGCCACCCAAAGTTGCACTCAACGTACGTGACTCTGTTTCTTTTGCATAAGCAATGCCATTCTCATCTGTCCCAGAAATCTCTACAACTGTAGAATGCACTATTGATGTATCTGGATATGTATAAGACAATACCAAATCAATGGCGCCAGTAGAGAAATTGTTAATAAGATTGAAATTAATACCAGAAGGTGCCACCAAAATAGATGGGATAAATGTTGTCGCTGCTTCTCCTTCTGAATTTGGGCTTACAATAATATTGCCGCCATCATTAATAAAATTTTTATCATCAACATGGGCACTATCTACTTCATAAATATCATCTGAATATTCATTGCAAACAATACCAACCGAACCGTCAGGCATCAAAGTAACTTTCAATACTCTAAACCACTTGTTAGACCAACCCATTGATGATTTAGTAATTCTGACTATATCACCAACTTCTATTTTCATAGCTTCTGAAAAAGTAGTAAAGCTACAAGAAGTTTGAAATAATGCTTGCTTCATAGCAAACATTGCCAAAGAACGAATTTTATGAATCTCATCTACATAAGCAAATGAAATAGTTTGCTCAACCACCTTGTTATTGTGATATGTCTCCCTAATGTGTTGTGAATCAATAACTACAACATCAGCTTGCATATCTTTGTGCACATTAAAGAATGACGCTTTAATTCTATTAAATGATTTTGATGAATCTGGCAAATTAACAACAAAATTATCTAACATGTTGTCCTCAAAATCCATAACAGTTGAAGTTTCCTTTTTGTCAATCTTCAATTGCCACACACCACCAGCATGTACTAACATCCCTCTACAAGAAAGCAGCATTTCTTTTACATTATCAAATGGCCGCTTTGTAATTGGCACAATGCCATCAATTGTAGCCTTAACTCCGCTTGATTCTCTTAATCTGATGCCAGTAATGAAATAATCCTTGGCATATTGCCGAATATAATATTGCCCATTAAGCGGAGTCCCAAGGACATGATTCACTACAACAGTATTATTCACCAATACTTTGGCTCTTGTTTTACTTATTACAGCACTAATAATATCAGGAACACCACACGAAATAGCAGAAATAGTAAGCCCTGTTAGTGTATAATTTGTATATATTCCGCTCTCTCCTACCCGAACATTAAGAGTTACCTCTCCATCTGTATATGTTTCTGAATCTATATAAGATGGCACAGATGTAATAGTATAATCATAGAAATCCACAACAACATCATCATTATCTTTAGTATGTGTAGCATCACTTGATACTACATATGATATGCGATAATTATCTTTTATACGCCCCGCGTAGCTATTTGTAAGATTGTAACGCGGATGAGTGAAAGCACTATCCTCAAGTGCTGCATCAACTAACCATCTTCCAAAATAGAACGACCCACCTGAAAAGAGACCTGTGCCTGAAAAAATAGCATGAACAGTACGATCTGTATCAAAAGCATCAGAGCCATCTGAAGCCCCATTTTCCACGTTATAAAAATCTATATATTTCTCAGTTGGAAATTCAAGTAATTGTGCATATGCTGTGTGGGCTGCAACACCAAGTCCACCCCGCAGAATTGCAGTATGTGAGCTAGCACTATAAGCCAAAGTTGGATCTGTATGTAGAACAAAACCTTCTACATATTGGATCTCTTCAAGATCAGTTGTAGCAAGACTCAACTCCGATTCAAAATAATCAATTCCATCAATATTATAAAAACTACTATCACAGGTTAATGCAGCAGCCTTAAATGAGTCATCATCAATCAATGCCTCGTCAATCCCCACTCCATATATGGCATTTGTGAGATAATCACGAATCACCCATGCAGCATTACGATTAAAGCCAGTAGCCCAGTCTGCAGCATCTGTATCCCAATATTTAATTTTTAACCCTCTAATATCAGCAGTATATGTTGGTATTTTCTTGGACTTTTCCTCATCAAAAGTAGCCCTACCATACATATAAGCAACACCAGCGCCATGCATGGTGTCAGTCCAACCATGTATATTATTAAACGCTTGTAAATCTACTACTTGATCTGATGCACCTGTGTGTGTGTTCAGTTTATATAGGCCACCATATTCGCCTGTAGTTATTGCTGCCTGTTCATAGATGACGGGCAATAACAATCGCACATTAAATGAATCACTTTCAATATAATATACATCAAATGTCCAACCAGGTGATCCTGACCATAAACGATCAACCCTTGAAGTTCTAGCAATCCGATATTTGTCAATACTTGTCAGATAATAATCCCATGATGAACTTGTTTGGCCTAACCACAACTCTGAATTGGTAGCTACTGCTTGTCTTGCATTTGTTACAGCAAGTGTTTTTGTTTCATCTGTTTCACGAATGGAAAGAATGCTATTAGTTACAGCTTCAATTTCAAATGTTTCAGCACCTTTGTTGGCATTGATATTTGTGACTAAATCATTAACATCATAATCAGCAGTACTTGGATCCCCTTCTATTTGATATTCCACGTCATTAATTGTAATAGAAAGTCCAGTTCTGCGCTCATCAGGCATAAAATCAATATGCGGCCATTCTACTATTGTAGCTACAACACCGCCTAATTCTGTTGATAAATCCTTGCCATCAATTTTAACATTGCGTATTGCATCAACCTCACCAACTCCGAATGCTAGGACTGTATCAAAAAAGACATTATCATCAAGACCAGGTGAATCATTTACTCCTTGATAAACAATCGCACCACCAGCATTTGTGACATTGCCATAAATAATATTAATTGGACCTACAGATGATTTTACATTAATACCAATATTTCTTGGTACTGGATTAACAGCAGTTGGTGTTGGGGCATCAGGAGTCAAGCCAAGTAAATCGCCAAGTGCACCCGATACAATCATAGCTGTGCCAGCAGACACAAGAGAATAAGCAAGCGTGCCTGTAGTCAAGCCAACACCTACTGCTACCGCTCCTCCTGCCCAAGCTGCCGCTCCTGCTACAATTATTTGAGGCATCTATATATCCCTTTCGGCTCAGGTATAGAATCCATAGGAAGTGCACACAGACCATTCAATGTCATGAAAAACATTCTATTATTATAGACAACCCCACTACTAAATTTAGACAACAAGGGGGCATTTTGATCTTCTGTGATAACAATATCACCATTTTCCTCACAACCCCATTCTACTGTTTTGCCAATAGATGCTACCACCTTTTCAACACTAAGATCTTTATGTTTAGCAAATTTTAAAGCAGATTGCAACGAATCCCACTTACCACAATATGTATTATAATAGCTACTATCAATAGCAGCATCAATAGAGGCAGCAGCAAATAAAATACAATCATATTTCCCCCACTCAAAAGAGCGTGGTATAAAATTATCAATAGCTGTTTTAATATCCTGATTCACCACAAGTCGCCATATTGCCTCAATCGAGTATCACTCCAACCACCTTTGTATTCACCCCATGCACTATTATCCTCTTTGATAAGATCCAAAGCTGCAAAAAATGTATCGCCAGGATAATGTTGACTGTGCTCACTGACTCTTGTGTGAAAACCAGAGTATCTGTTGAATCTAGCAAAATGATTTGCAACAGTTCCTTCAATGGTTGCAGACTCGCCAGATTCTCTAATTAAATACTTTACTTGCTCGCCTTTGTATTTGATAATCGGCGCATCATAAATATCACCGTTAACTATGCCTGCAAAATAAACAGTTGCATCTTGCATAATATAGCTTGTATTTACAAATGAAGATAGCAGGCTTGTGTCAATGCCAGATAAAACAATAGGTAAATTCTCTACTGATAGTTGTGAATCTTCATTCACAGCCCCAACTTCAAGCAATGAACCTAATGCTAAATAAGTATTGCTACCAGGACTTGGGTAATCAAGATCATTCCAGTAATCAGTAAAATACAAATTTTCAATTGTGCCAACACTATCCTCTAATACTAAGTGAATTAAGTGTGCAAAATGAAATTGATCTTGTGAAACATGATCCCTCAAATTAGCTGACATCGAGCGATTAGCCATTATGCAACCTCTACCATATCTATTGAAAAGCTATGGGAATCATGAGCCTGTCGAACAAAAGATACACTATCAGATGACAAAGCAGCTGTAAATTTTACACCACCATCAGTTGCTCCAGTCCCGTAATCTACGCTATAAATTACCTCATCATCATTTGAAATGGCGGCAACTAAACCAGGCTCAAATGTCAGTGATGTTGTAGCGGCTGCTGTTATAACATAAACTTTATCATGAGTATCAAATTTAATAAAATCACCAATTGCAAGTGTTCCTGTGCCACCGTCTATTGTGATTGTTTTTACACCTTTTGCATATCCTCCAACATTATTAACATATTTTATACCAGTCGCTGATGAGTTTGTTGTTCCATGGACTGGAGGAACAATTGTAAATGTTCCATATTGTCCTTGTTGCCCCATCACAAAACCAAACAAAGGTGAAAAATCTTCCCTAGTCATTGGAGCATATTTAAGAGATATTCCAAATCTCTGTGCACCTTTGGATCGAGCCTGCCGCTTCAATGAAGTTGATACAGATACAAATGTAGGCTGCAAGCTCTTTATTTCTATTACTGAAGGGGATGGTGATGTAGGATAAGCAGCCATTATGCAAACATACTCCTTCCTTGACGATTCAATGCTTTTTCAATTGTATTAATCATCAAATCTTGATTTTGTGCCATAGATGATCTAAAAGAAGCAGCATCATTAGCTACAACTGTAAAATTAACATTTACATCTTGCCCTTTAATTGATTCATTAGATGTAATGCTACCATTTGATGATGGAGTAAATATCTCTCTGCCTCTTTCGCCGACAATATAAGACTTCCCTGCACGTACATCGCCGCCGTTTGCTCTGCCTGCTAATGGCGTTGATGTAAGATTCCCGCCTGGGTTTGTGCCATATGCAAAAGATTGAACATCTGATTGAACAAGAGGCGCTCTATAAAGAGGGGTTAATGGCGTTGATGTAAGATTTCCGCCTGGTTTTGTGCCATATGCAAAAGATTGAACATCTGGTTGAACAAAATCAAGAATTGCTCCAGAAATACTATTGACAAGAGGTCTTGCAATAGTCATACGATATATAGAAGCAGCCACATCATTGGCAATGCTATTAACATTATCTCTGAAATTCCCAAAATTAACAAGGGCATCAGTCAAACCATCTTCAAGTTTGCCACCTGGGCCAAGAACATCAGCAACTTCTTTGCCCATATTCTCAATGCTATCGCCAACCTTAATAGTCATTCTATTAATTTGGTCTCCAAAGCCTTTTGCAAACTTTTCATATTTGCTTTTATATACATCAATATTTTTGCCAGCATCACTTAATGCATCTTTTTGATCTTTAACATGCTGATCAAAGATTTTGTTTACTTTGTTAAAGATAGCTTGGATTACACCGACTATTGGTGATAGCTTATCTTCTATACCATCAGCAACATTGCCAGTAGCTCCTACTACTTGCTCCCAAGAATCTTCAGCTTTTGTAGATAGGTCATCAAAGAACCCACCAATCTTATTAAATGCATCTTGAACTGGCTGAGGTAAATCTTCAAGTTCTGGTAAAAGAGATACAATCCAATCTTTTAGTCTCTTAATTGCCCCTTCCAAAGAACCAAATTTTTGCTCAAGCCAAACAATAGCAGCAGTTAATGCTGTTATCATCAAGAAAGGTTTCAAAAGGTGCTTACCAAGCCCTACCATAGCATGCGATACACCCTTAATAGCACTAGCCATTGAACCAAGTACTGCTGGAGCAAAAGCTACACCCATAGCAATACCAACTTGCCTAATGATATTGCGATGTTCTTTTAAATCATCACTAAAGCTAGTCATAACAGCCCTAATCTGATCTATATTCTCAATACCTAACCGAATCTTTGTTATAAAATTAGATGTAGCAGTAATTGCATTAGTAAAAGCCTGGCCAATTGGTGAAGCAATTAGTGCATTATAAATTGATGTTTTAAGGTTGGTAAACGATTCACCAAGCGTATCAATTTTACCAGATAAACCTTCTGCAGCAGCTATTGCTGTGCCACCAACCCTCTCTTCAACTAAATCAAGAATTGCAGCATATGCTCTTGCTTCTTGCCCAGTAGCTGCCCAAGCTTGAATCTGTAACTTCTGAGACTCTGTAAACAGCACTCCGAGTCTGCGCAAGCTATCCATACCCCTGCCAGGATCATCAAGAGCCTTACCAAGCGCCCTTGCTGCAGTTGACATTGAACCAAAACCAAGTGATGCAACATCTTGAGTCAAGCTAAGAATTCTGGCAAGATTCCGCTCATTGACGTTCCTATATGTTAGCAGAATCCCTTGAGTTTTCCTTGCTTCTGATGCGCTTGTAAGAGTTGCTTCACCAAGAGCCATTGCCATTTGATCAAGACTCTCAGCAGTAAACTGAGTATCCTTACCAGTAGAACGGATTATTCCCCGCAATGTGTTTAATTCAGTTTCTGCATTTGAGCCAGCATCAACAATATTTTTTAATGCTGCTACAAAGCCTGCCATAGAAGCAACAGTAACTGTAGTAGCAACCCCAAGCCTACGAACCATCATGGATAGGGTTGTAATACGACCAGCAATCGGCCCAAGTGGGCCTTGAATAGCAGCAATAGATGCAGATAGCTCTTTCATACTATCTGCAACTTTTCGGTTTACACCATGTAATTGCCTAACTTGTTTTTCAAACTTCCCAATACCTTCTTTCGCAGCTTTTTGTGTTACACCTTTGACATTTTTCATAGCTGCATTGACCTGATTGAGACCACGTAAAGCCTCAGTAGGGTCAATTAACACCTTTATGGTAATATCATCAGCCATCGTTCTTTAACTCAAAATAAGCCAACCATTCATTAATATGATCAATTGGGAAATCTTCAATTTCCTCAATACTTTTGTGCAAACGCTCAGCCAACCCTAGTACAAAATTCCTTGTAGGGTTGGCTTTTAGTTTCCCAAATGATCTTCCACACTATTGCTATCTGTAATTTCAGATACAACTCTTGATAATACAAATGGGTCTACATTATTCATCAGGGTGGCTTTATCACCCATAGTGAACATTGGCTCCCCATTTTGATCCTTGGCTTTAAGAATCAAAGTATAAGCAAGCATTTCCATGTTATCATCCTTTGCCATTGAATAGAGCTTCTTCTGCTCTGCCAATGTAAAAGGAGTTACAAAGATAATCAATGGGTTCTCACCATCACCCCATTCTTCAATAACAACCTCTCTAATGTCTTTATTAGAAAAGTGTTGAACCATATTATCAATTACAGACATTAAAACACCTTTAAGCAGATTGTGTAATGGTTAGTGCACCAGAACCCTGGAATGTAATAGTTGCTTCATTCAATCCATCCACTGAGTGAGTGACAGAAAGGCCAGTAATAATAACACTACCACTAAGAGTTCCATCTGTTGTTGCATCCTCAAGCAATGCAGTGATTGTCTCTGTTGCACCAACTGCTGAGTCTTGACCTGCATCATTGGTGTCATAGTAGACAGTTGCAGAACCAGACCAAGATTTTGGCCCAGCAATATACTCTAGATTTGGTGATGGGTCACCAGCAGTTGGAAACTTAGATTGGTAAGTCTCTGCTGTGTGATCAATTGAATAGCCACGAAGCTCCCCAACTGTTCCACCGATTGTTAAACTACCTTGTGTACCATGAAATTGCGACATTACATTATCCTCTTAAATTGAGTTATTACTCCAATATGGAATTGAAACATTGACCTGATACCAACCATTGTTGATACCATTCCGACTAATAGTTGGCATCCTGAAAAGGGTATTGCCAGTTTTTACTTCTCTGAAGATGCCTGATAAAGTATCAGCGTAGCCTCTGGCGGTTGCCGAACCAATGTTATCAGGAGTAAAAATTTGTATAACAACTAAACCAACTTGACGGTATTCATCAGTTGTTAAATATTGATCTTCCCCAGGAAGGATAGTACAACGAATCCAAGAAGTCCCAGGGGTTGGAGTATACTCTACACCATCCCAAGCAATATCTGTTGTAGCCCAATTATCCTCAAGCAATTCTTCTACAACTTTACGATCATTATCAAGACTCATGACTAACTACCTCTGCTACAGAAAGAGCAACAAACCCACCTGGTGCTTGCTTAGAGCTACCATTCTCCAAATCCCGAATGTAATCTACACCATTGGCTAAATGAATTGTTTTACTCATATCTTTTATTTGATCCAAATCACTCTGAGGTGCGCCTGGAATATCCAACTTATCTCTATCACCTCTAACTGATGTATCAGCCTTACCGAGTGTTGCGTTCCAATTCTTACTGCTAAACCCAGTGTCAACTGGGTTCCTAGTTACAATCTTTTTAAATAAATCAGTTGAAATTCTTTTAGTTTCTTTTGCTGCTTTGACTTCAATCTGTCCCATGACTCGTTGAATATCAATCTCTGCAATCATAGGCATCTTAGTTGGATCTCCCATGTTGCATTAGCAGCATCTTCTTTTACAGAAACAATATCATGAATCTTACCTGAAATTGTAATCTTATCTGTTGTATCCGGTGTAACAGATAGCTCAGACTGCACAACAAGAGCCTTTTTATCTGTTACATAAATAATATCATTATCAACTTGCTCAGACTCATATCCAGAAATCAATGCTTTAATACTAGCATCAGTTTGAGAATTAGTTACAGAACCTGTTGCAGTGCTATAGACTGAATTCCCGATGGAATTGTATGTTACATCAGACCATAAATCTAATGTAGCAGTCTTTGCACCACTAACTGCATTCTGAATTGTAGTCTGTAGTCCCATTATGTTCTTATGACTGTAGTTGTACCAAATTTAGCCCTGCTATGAATTGCGCCCCAATCTCGCAGCATCTCACTAACAATACTAGGAAGAACATCAGCAGTATCAGCTTTATCAAATTCCATTGATATGGCATCAACCGTAAGGCTTGT